CGTTGCGGTAGTGCCGGACCGCCGCATCCCAGACGGGCTTCGGGATCGACCACTCCGGCGGCGGACCCGGCGGGGACGAACCCGTCGGCCAGGCGCCAGGACGGTGACCGGGCGGCGCGGGAGGCGGGACCGGCTTCGGGGTGTCGTCGCGGCGAGACCTGCCATTGGTGATCTGCTGGCGCATGTACCGGCGCCAGCCGTCCGGGTCCTCCCGGCGCATCGCAGCCACGTCCTCCGGCTCGATCTCCGGGGCGCTCATGACTCGATTCCCTTCCGGCCAGCGATGAGTTGAGCGGCGGCTTGCAGTAGCTGCTGCTCCTCGGGCCTGGCGATGGCGAGCGCGGCACGCAGTTCCCACACGAGGGCCTCGGCCGGATGCATGTCGGGGTGCGCGAGGCTTGAGGCGATCCGGTTGAGGACCTGAATGCCTCGCCGCAGGGCTACGCCGACATGGCGGGTGCAGTCCGGGCAGAGCGGCACGCCTTCGCTGTCGACGAGGTGGACCACGTCCGGGATGGCGGTCTCGCCGCAGCGGTGGCATTCGGTGATCCGGCTTGTAGTGCGGATTGCCGGGCGTACCGGCTCGAAGGGCCCGCGGTAGTCCGCCGGTTCGCCGTGCGTCTTGATGACGGTGAACTGGTCCATCACGCCGCCCCGAGCCGGCGGTCGTTGCCGCCGATGACGACGACGGTGGTCGTCTGCGCGAGCCGGGACGTGATGCGCTCGCCGAGCTGGTCCTTGAGGTCCGGCCCGTTCGGGTTGGCGACGGGCAGGTTGCTGGTAATGACCAGCGGGCGGCATTCGTTGTAGCGCTCGTTGAGGAGCCGGTAGGTGGCTTCCTCGGTGAACTCGCTGATCTTCTCGGTGCCGAGGTCGTCGACGAGGAGCAGCGGTATCCGCATGAGCCGCTTCACCTCGTACTCGGGACCGCGCTCGCTGCCGCCGGGACGCATGAGCGCATACATGTCGGGTGCGGTGAGGGCGACCAGCTCGAAGCGGTCGGGTCCGGTCTCGGCGATGCGGCGCAGCGCGCCGTAGGCCTCATGCGTTTTGCCGGTACCGAACGGGCCGGTCAGGAACAAGATCCCGGCGGTGCGCGGGTCCACGGCGGCACGATCGGCCCACGCGGTCACCTTCGGGTGAGCGGCGGCAGCGTCCTGGTAGCGGTACGGGGTCGCGGTCTTCCAGCGCTTCACGGCGATGCCGATGCGCTGGCGGCGGTGGTACTCCGGGTGGCCGGGCTCGTCGGGCGTGGGCCCGTCGTCGATGGGGCCGGCGGTGACGTGACCGAGGCCGCGCGCTTCGAGCATCTGCTGCATGCGCTGCATGACGGCCTCACTCGCCAGAGGCTTGGGATCGGGCATGGGCTTGGAATCCGCTCTCGTAGACGGAGTGATCTTCGGGGGGTTGGTAGTTCTGGTGGCGCTTGCCGCCAACGGGGCGGAGATCGGGCTTTCCGCTGGGCTCGGGGGCGTGCTTGTCCGCGTAGCGGCGCTGCTTGAGCCAGTTGGCGGAGTGCTTGACGTACTGGAAGGGCTCACTCGCCATCTCGCGGGCGTAGGCGAGGGCGGCGGCAGAGATGGCGACGGGGTCCGCTCCGTCGAGGACGGCAGCGGTCCAGGCCTCAAGGGTTTTGTCGTAGTCCTTGCTTTTCGGGTGATAGGTCCAGAAGCGGCCGAACTCAAGCTTCTCGTCGGCGGTGATGTCGCGAGCCGCAGGCAAAGGGGGAGCCGTGGCTACCCCTTGCGTAGCTACTACTTCTTCTTGAGGAGCTGAGGAGTATGAGGAGAAGGGGGTAGCCCCGGCACCTTCTGAGTGAGCCCCGGCACCTTCTGAAGGTGCCCCTGCTACCCCTTCACCCCTGGAAGGGGTAGCCCCTGCTCCCCCTTGGGGTAGCGGTGGCTCCCCCTTAGAGGTAGCGGTGACTACCTCTTCGAAGCGGGGAACGACGAAGGTCATCCGGGTGCCGGGTACGGCGTAAAGGGTGCGGCCGTCCTTCCCCTTGCCGATCGGGGTACGGAACTCCCAGCCGGCTGCGGCGAGCCGCTTGAGCGCGTTACGCACCACCACCGCGTCCTTGGCGCCGGTCCAGCGCGCCAAGTCCTCAAGGGCAACCCAGCTACGCCGGGTGTCCTCGTTGGCATCGTCCGCAATCTCCAGAGCCACGGCACGCTGAAGGCCCGTGACGCTTGGCCCAAGCGCTTCGCGCAACTGGCGGCGGAGGTGGTAGCCCATCTGTCTCTTCTCTCGGGAGCTCGCACTGGTCGTGGGGCAGGGGGAATTGCGCCGCCCTACGGAGGCATGAGGACTCCCGTCCCATGCATCACGCGCTCATGTACATCATAGCGGTGAACGCGATGAAGTACACCATGATCGTGAGGTACACTCCGGACATGACCGCGCCGAAGAAGGAGCACCAGGAGAAGATCGCGGACGTCCGCAACTCGCTTGCCGACGCGATCGAGAAGGCCCGCTACTACGACGAGACGACCGTCCTGACGTCCCGTGGTAAGCGCGTTGCCGTTCTGGTCGGCATGGACTTCTACGAGCGCGCCCTGTCCGCGCTCGGCGAGACACGCGAGCTCGTGGCCAAGTCCGACTGACGTCACCTCGTCTCCTCCCAGCCCCGCCACGGCGGGGCTTCGCTATGTCCTGCCTTGGGGTGCATGTCCGGCCGATGTGCGGGATGGGTGTCAGGGCCCCGCGCGCGGGCGGTGGCGGGCGGTCATGCGGCGAGCTCGCTGTTTCGCCTGAGCCGGCCGTCTGCGTCCGCGTTGGCCTTCCGGCATGGCGGGCAGGTTCCTGTCCCGTCTTCCTGGTGTTTCTGGTAGCCGCTTCGGGTGCCGCAGTAGCCGCGTTCTTGCTGGTCGGTGAGGTGTGCGGGGAGGATGCAGTCCGTTGTTCCGCAGTCGACGAGGACTTGTCCTTCTGGGGTCCGGCCGCGGTCGGCGATGAAGGCGAGCCGCCTGGGCGTGTACCTGATCGCGTTGACGATGGGGTTGGCGCCGCCGGTCCATCCGAGGTGGCCGACGAAGAGGCGGACGGTGTTGTCTTCGAGGACGGTTTGCATGGTGCGTTCGCGGCGCGGCTGGCGGGCTTCTTCGGCTTTGGCTGCGATGTTCTGTGCTGCGGTTCGGCCGCGGCGGACGGAGCGGCGGAGGCCATCGCGTTCGGTGTGGGTGAGGCCGCCGAAGATGCCGTCGCTGATGCTTTCGTCGAGGGCGAACGTCAGGCAGCTGTCGACGACGGGGCAGGTGCGGCAGACGGCTTTGGCCTCCTCGATGACGAGCAGCCAGGGACCTTCGGCGCCTTTCGGGAAGAAGAGTTCGCTGTCCTCGTTCAGGCAGGCCGCGTAGTGGCGCCAGTCGTTGGTGTTCACGCGGCTTCCCCCATCTGGTCGCGGTAGGGCTTGGTGACGCGCCAGACGGTGCGGACGTCGACGCCGACGAGTTCGGCGATCCGGTAGGGGTCAAGGCCGCCGCGGGCGGTGAGGCGGAGGATCGCCTCGTGTGCTGTCTCGCGGGTCTGGTGGCTGCTGCGGGCGAGGCGTTCGCGCGGGGATTCGCCGGCCCATAGGCCGTGCCGGCCCCGCTTGCTGCCGTCGCCTTCTACTTCGGCGGCGAAGTCGGCGCACTGGCGCTGTACGGGGCAGCTGCGGCAGATGCGGGCGGCTTTGCTGTAGTTGGCGCTGCCGTCCTGGTGCCAGAGCCCGGGTTCGGAGCTGGCGCAGGCCGCGCTGTCCATCCAGTCGTAGCGGCTCACGTCGTGTCCTTCCGGTGCTGGTCGATGGCGTCGCGGAGTCGATCGAGGCCCTCGCAGTCGCCGTAGATGGCGACGCAGTCGAGGTAGAGGCCCGCGTCCCTGCCGGGCTCCCCGGGTTCGGGCCGGGGCCCGCTGCGGGTGATGCGTCCGGCGGCGACGCGGTCGTTGCGGGTGCGGTAGTCGTCGCCGTGGGGTAGGGATTTCCAGATGGCCCAGGTGGCGAATGTGGCGGCGACCGTGATGGCCAGCCAGTCCCAGTTGCCGGCGAGCCAGTGCCCGGCGGGTTGGAGGTTGTTGCCGACGGTCAGGAGCGCGCCGTGCAGGTCGGGGTTCACGTCGACCCCCCGGAGTCCGCGCGCCGGACGATGAGCGCGTACGCGACGGCGGCGACGCCGACGGTGAGGCCGAGGCAGGCTAGGAAGACGGCAGCGGTGGCGGAGATCATGCGGCACCTCCGAAGAGGTCGGTCATGTACGGCTTGGCGAGGCGGATCTTGCACAGTTCGGCGTGTGCCGGGTCCTTCTCGATGCCGATGGATTGGAAGCTCTCCAGTCGGCAGGCTTCGAGCGTGGTTCCGGTGCCCGCGAATGGGTCGAGGACGGTTCCGCCGGGTGGGGTGACGAGTCGGACCAGCCAGCGCATGAGGGCGAGCGGCTTGACCGTGGTGTGTGCGGTGCCGTCCGCGAGTCGGGGCCGCTCGGACGCTGGGGCCTTCGCCTCGTAACGGAAGACAGGGAAGAACCTGGACGCGCCGCCCTCGTCGTCGCGGGAGATCGGAACGTATCCGGTCTTCGGAATCCCTTTACCGCCGCCGTAGATGGTGCCGGTGTTCGCGCCGCCGTTGCCGGTCTTGCTGGGCTTGGATGCCCGCATCCCGGCCGTCTGCTCGTCCATGCCAGCAACCGGGCATCCGGGCTGGCAGTCTCCGCCGTCGATGCAGTTCGGCCCGTGGCCGAGGAGGACGTTTGTCGGCCAGCGGCCTTCGGAATGCTCTGGGCTGCGCTCTCGGCTTTCCGCCACTACCCGATCGGCATTCATTGGCAGCGAGCTCCGGTGTCCTCGGGGCGACCCGCCTGTTGCCAGTCCTCCGACCGCCGCCGTCCTGCATGCGTCCACATGGAGCGCCCCAGTGCCGTGCTCCAGGACGTTGGCGACGGTGGTGTTGAAGCCGGTGGACTTGCGGGCGAGGACGATCGATTCGTGGGCGGGGCGAAGCTGAGTGTTCCAGCCGTGCCACTGCTTGGCGGCATCGGTGGCGGGCGCGGTCAGGTCGTAGGCGCCGGTGCTGATGGGTGCGAACTGCACGTCCGATTCGCCGCGTACCCGGTGGCCCTGGCCGATCACTTCACGTTGTAGCCAGGCCTCGCCGATCTCACCCTTCCGGCCGTTGAGTTCGGCGACGAGCGGCCGGATCTTGGAGTCGTCGAAGCCGAGCAGCTCGCGCAGTCGGTCCCACTGTTCAGGGGTCGGCACGATGGCGGCCTTGCCGGTGGGCGTCGTCCAGTGGCTGGCCATGCCGTTGAAGCCGAAGGCCTCGTCGATCTGCCGGTGCGAGAGTCCGGCGGCGTTCCGGGCGGCGTTCAGGAACACAGTCACCTGCAAGACCTGCTTGCGGTCGTCGCGCCGCTTGTCGATGGCCTTGCCGATGTTCTGCCCCTTCGGCATCCCGGAGCCGTAGATCCAGTGCAGGGAGTCGCGGATTTCGAACCCGGCGAGCCTGATCGACAGGGTCATCAGGTCGACGGTGCGCGGGGCCGCGAACGCCATCAGATGGCCGCCGGGCTTCAGGACGCGCAGGCACTCGTCCCACACGGCT